CCTTCGTACCCTCAACCACACCACCGGGCTGCTTGTAGAACTTCCACGGATAGCGACCACGGATCGGGTTCTTTTCCGCCAACTCATGCCACCAATGATCTGAATCCATCGGGTTCGTGGACATCCACACGCCACGCCACGGACAGCCACCATGCTTCTTCGTCGGATAACGACCGACGCGCGATGTCAATCCATCGACCACCGCCTTCGGCAACTCTCGCGCCTCGTCCACAAAACCGCCGGTCAGTTCCAGCGACAGCAGCTTCCGCACGTCACGCGGCTGGTCCAACGCCAGAAAGATAACTTCGCAGTCCAGCCCCGGCGCACCATCGCGCTCAGGCAGCTTGATATGATGCGTGATCGGCGGCGACCAACGCATCTCGCCCCAAGTGTTCTCAGGGAATATCTCTTGCCACGTCTTGATCGTCGTGGTCCGCAACTCAGGATAGCTGTTACGAATAACAGCGAACCGCGTGTAGCGGATGTTATCGACCGGCGATGGTGGCTGCTTCACAGCGCGCAACATCACTTCTGCCAGACTCGCGTAGGTCTTGCCAGAGCCGACCGGCCCCATCAAGCCACGCACAAAGCTATCGTCGTTCAGGAACCGCCACGTTGTCGGGCTTTGCGAGAAATCCAAGTTCAGCCCGGTGAGCGCGTCGTCGCCCTTCTGGCGGCGACGACGCGGCGAACGATCCGTGGCCCGCTGTGATCTAGGCATCGTAATGCTCCGGTATGACAACCTCAATCAACGTATGACCACACGAACCGCACACCACACATTGCGTGCCATCATAAACACGACCGCGCGTGTGCTGTCCGCAAAAGTCGCACTCAATATGCTCCTCATAAAAGCGGACATAACGAAAGTCACCGCCTACGCAGTAAGTCGCCACACTCTTTCCTTCGGCACAAGCGCGTCGGTGAACCGCTCACCTTTGGCGCGTAATGCAGTTAGAAACTTATCATCCGCCAAGTCTAACGCACCACGCCTCATACAAACAGACGTTTTGCGTTTCGCTGCATCCTTCTGCGAGCGCTCCTCCGCCTCACGTCTGCGCTCCGCCATTGCACGCTGCAATATCTGCTGCTCCCGGTAAATCGCCTCAAAACAAGCCGCGTGGTACTCACGCCCCACACTCTCCCCCAAACAGCGCGGACAGGTAAACTTCACTCCTCACTCTCCTCTTGATCTACGATTTCGTATGTCGTCACATCCGGCCCCTTCACATTGATCCCGATCATGCTGGGGCGGCGGTCATCACTGTTCGGCTCAAGCAGGCCACGATGCTTCGCCAACAGACGCAAGGCGGATAGCTTGTCGTGCATTTCCACCTCAATCGTGTTGCCCTCCTCGCTGGGCGTGATCTTCACCTTCTTGATCGCACGACGCGCACGCGCAGATAGCTGATCCGATGCCCTAACCTGAACGCGGCCCATCTCATCCCAAGTCAACACATCTGTTATCTCGCTGCTCGACAACGCCTCAAGTTCCTGTACGACCGCTTCACGGCGATCCTCGTCTTGCGCAGCCAACGCGGCTCGTGCCTCGCGAACGGATAAGGGTTTATCGGTCATCGAAATCCACCTTCAGCCGCTCAAGATACAGGATCGCGTCCATCAGTTCTTCCTGCGCGTGGTTGATCCACTCAAGCGTCGGCGCAGGGTTGTCCGCCATCGTGCAGCCGTAATGCTTGATCCCCTCGCGGGAACGCGCATGAAAGCGATCCGTGACCGCCTGTACGATGGGATCAGCCTCGTGCGGCTTATGTAGCGCGGCACGGCGCTGACAATCAGGGCAAGGGCAGGTCATGCCGCTAACCCCGCTTCGATGCGATAGCTGTGACGCAGCAAGCCAGCAGACACACGCGGGTCGTCGCACTCGTGGGCGGCGGTGCGAACGATTCGCACCTTCGCCTTACGCCACGCGAGATGGGCAGCTTCGGGTGTGGTGAAATAGCCGAGGTGTCGTTGCCTGCCGTTTTCCTTAATTTGGGCGCGGAACCCTCCCTTCTTCTGCCAATATACACCAATCGGCCACTTACCACGGGTGGCGGCGGAATCAATAAGCAAGGTGTTAATTTGACTCGACACAAACACACACGTCGCAGGCGAATACACTTTGTTACCCGGCACGATTATATCCTTGTCTAGCTGCTTGCCTTCCCAATCCTGCGTCATCATCCATGCGCGGAACGCCATAAACGAGTGCCATTCCTCGCATACCGTAACGCCAAGGTAGGTAAGGTGCTTTGCGTGAAGCTTCGGGCAGTAGGCCCGGCGAAACATATTGTGCCATACATCGTAATACGGACACACGCGCCCCCTTCCGTCTGAGCCTATTGGCCGCACCACATAATCAGCGTCATTGACGCCAACGCCGTAAACGAGTTTCGGTTTTCTGCGCAGCTTACGCATCGCTCACCTTCGGCGCTGGGGTAAGAAGCGACACGTCAACGACATGCAGAGGCGTGCTTACGCCGGGCAACTGCTGCGATTCGGGTACGACCCAGTACGCGATCCAGTGATCGCCACCAACGTTCCACAGCAGCTTCCAGCCGCGTGCGTTGTCTCCATACATAATATCGCCGGGATTCATCATGCTTCTCCTTCGTCTTCGTCTTCGGTTATTTCCCCTACGCCATCGCACACCTCGCATATGCGAGACACGGATGCAATGTGGCCTCCGTGAACGTAGTCCGGGCGGGGGTCGTCGTATTCGACGTATTTATCGCCACAACATTCGGGGCATTGGATGGTACGGGTCAAGATGTTTCTCCATTTTCTACGAAAATTTTGTGTGACACCCCCCTACGGTAACGACGGGGGCGGGGGGCCAAGGGGTCGGGTTTGCGCGAACGGGCCAACCGCCGAGCCGTGCGCGAGGGCAAACGTACGTTAACTCATTGCGCGGGCCACGTCCGCGAGGGCCGGAACGCCCGCTCGCCGCGCTAGGCAAGCCCTAGCGTGCGCTTCCGTGGCCTCAATCACTTGTTCAACCGTCACGCCCTGCGCCGCTAGCGCGCGAGCGGCGGCCAATTCGTTTTCCGCCCGGCGCGGTTGTCCGAGCACGCGCTCGACGGCGCGAGCGTAGGCGTGCGCGAGTGAGTGAGCGAGGGGAAGCGAGGCGTCATGTTCCCCCACACCCCCTATATCATTCATGTGCGCGTCGGGCGCTTCCGATGCGGGTGACAGTAACTGCGACGACTGCACCTCTTCCCATAAAGGCAAGGCCATATTTGGCTGGTAGAGCACCTGATAGCGGTTTATCTTGCCAAATTTTGCGTGTTCCATCTGATAGTCCTGCGGGCGCAACTTCCGCACATAACCCGCCTTTACCAACTTTGTGATAGCGCGTGACACGGAAGCGGGATCAACGCCAAGCATTGCGCCAATTGTCTTAACGCCGGGCCAGCACACGCCGTGGCTATTGGTAAACACGCACAACGCCACCAGCACGCGGAAATGCGACTGATGCAACTTCCGATCCAACAGCGCCCGAACCGGTATTACTGACCATTGCCGCTTAATCTCGATTTCCGGCTCAGAATGGGATTTCATCATCTAACTCACTCAATGTTGGGGCGCGTTCCTCGACTGTAGCACCCGGAAACGCCATTTTAGCGCGCGTAACAGCCTTTGCGGTTTCATATGACGCTATGACGTTCGCGACTTCGCAAACGCTCCACACGACCGCCTCAGGGCGTTCTCGCGCTACCTTCGCCGCTTCATGTATGTTCCGCGTGACACATAACACACCGCCGCCCGGTAGCGCCGCTTCCCACACTTCCCCCGTCAATTCCGCATAGCCGTTTTCGCGTGCCGCTTTTTCGAGCGCCGCATATGCGCGGCATGAAATAGGCACAAGCCGCTGCACTTCATCCGCGTCGTGCGTCGCGATTGCTTCATTCAGCCGGTCGCATTGTAACAAGAACCGCTCGCGCAGTTCCGGCGACACAAGCTCAGGCAATCTGTCCACGCCCCACCGCCGCTCATATTCCGCCACAGTCCTGTCATGCTCAATAATTGCGTCCTGTATCTTGCGATACACGCGCTCGTTCACTCCGTTCGCGTTCCGTACGAAGCCGCGTTCCGGTTTTGCGACCCGTCCGCGCGTTTTCTTTTTCGCCTCAACCATGAATAACCCCTTTTCTGTTTTTTCCCGCTCGGTCGGTCGGTCGGGGTTGCGCCCCTTATAGGGGCGCGACCACGCGACCGCGACCGCGACCAGTAGCCGTTTGAGCCCGACCTAACCCCGACCGCAATGCGACCTGTAATGTTTTCAACCACTTATGCGCCGACCAAACCCCGACCATGCCCGACCACGTAAACTACACCGAAAACAGTGTAATACGACCACTTTCGGACCTGTAATGTTTTCAATGGGTTACAGACGCCCCGCATAAGTAGCATTTTGCGCCCTTTCGACGCCACAAGTTCGCTCATTGGTTGCACTATTCCACCCCGTTTTGATTTTTTTAAGCGTTTGCCCTTGCGCATTGATGCTATCAGCATTATATCAGCATTGTATCACAACGCTACACCATGGAGAACCTAAACATGACACCCGCACAGAAAGATTTTCTCGACAACCTCACCGCCGAGCGCGCGCAGAAGTTAATTGCGAAGTTCGACTTTGACCCAGCCGTTGCCGACGCAAAGAGCGCGGACGCATTTCACGCCTTTCGCGTTTGCTGGGAATTTCTTAATCCCGGCGAATATATCCAGCGCCATGATGCGCCGGGCGGCGTGAATTATCGTTTTATTGGTATCTAACAGGGAACAAACACATGACCGCAATCAATAAACAAGTGAAACAAGCCGTCCGCGACAAATACGCATGGCCGGGCGGCTATCCACTTTTCATTATCACGTCGGACTGCGCGGCGCTTTGCATTGATTGCGTGCGCGATAATTGGCGCGGCGTTGCGCATAGCGTAGTGACGGGGTGTCACGACGGCTGGAACGCGACCGGCGCTGCAATCAATTGGGAAGACGCGGACCTTACGTGCGACCATTGCGGCGAAAACATAGAAGCCGCTTAGTCTGAATAACCCACCCAACCACGGAGAACCTAAACATGATAAACGACGCAATCTTGAACGACATGGCCGCTGATTATGCGGAAGAAATACTCCGCGAGGTGCGCGAGCATGGCGGCGAGGCGTATGACCTCGCACACCAATACGCGGACAGGTCGCAATGGGTGATTTACTACAGCAAGGCGCACCAGCTTTGCCAGAATTGCGACACGCAAATAGGCGAGGAAGCTGTTTCCGATTGCGGCGAGCCGGAAGGCGGCTGGTCATATGACGGGTTCGCCTGCGCAATCGCATATCACGAGATGTGCGGCCGTATCTTGTGCGCCATTGAGGCACAACAGAACGCGGAGGCGGCATAATGTATCCCACAACACGCTTTGTTTATTCGTGGCATGCGACCCGCGAGCGCGCGGAACATGCGCTCGAGAACTACTTTGCGGCGGGCGAGGTAAGCCCCGGCGAACGCCCGGCCATTATCAAAAAGGGCGCGCATTGGGGCGTTGAACTCGACGGTTAGATTGCGAGAACTTGAGCCGCTTGCGGGCGGCTCAATCTCGCGCAATCTCGCGCGATAACACGGAGAAACACGATGAAACCGTACAACTGCAAACCCGGTTCCGCATGGCACGACTGGCAATGTGAGGCCGCGCAATGGGTAGCTGATAACCCCAACGCAACGGCGGAAGAAATCAACCGCGCCGCCGATAAGTTCGGAAGCGACTTTGTGGGGCTTGGCAATCCCAGCGCCGCCTATGGTGCGCGCCGTCGCGCATTTATTGAGGGCGCGACCAATGCTTAACCCGATACCCGCACACGGCCCGGACGGTCGCGGCGCATACGTTGTCACATGGAACGATGAAACGCGCCCATATTCTGAAAGGTTTTATTTTCAGGACGCGGCACGCGAGTTCGCCCGATTGCTACCTAAAACCGCGCGAAATGTTTACATTGAACGCGGCCAACTAGGCGAGGGATACCCGCGCCCGCGCGATTGGGATGAGCGCCATGCTTAAACGCGCCCTACACTTCGCCGCCGTCACGCTTTGTTGGCTTGGCTTATTCGCCCTCGCCCTCGCGTACCTTGTGGCTTTCGGGTGACGGCCACGCCTTCCCGCCTTCCACGATAACAAGCCCGCGTTTTTGCAGCACGTTACGCGCCGCCGCGCGGGCTTGTTTCGTTTCATCCGCACAATCGCGCGTGTGCGCGGCATGCCATGCCGTAACCGTAACCGCGCCGTACTGGTCCATGCTATCCATGCTTAAATTACGCAAGCAACGTAACGCAAGATATTGCGCCGGGGTTAGCGCGTCGCGCGCCTTGGGCGCGTCCTGCACGCGCTCTAGCACAATCGATGTATCACCTATCAGCGCGCGTTGCGACATGCGGAAGCGCAAGGGCTCGACTTGCTCGCCGTCCTTTTGTTTCTCGATTGCGAGTGACAGGAAACCATGCTCTTGCGCCGCCTTTAATGAGGTATCAACCGCGCCCAATAGCGCCGTGGAACCGCGCATACCACGCGCCGCGTCTTTGCCCGCATGGTGTATGCCTAGCAGAGCGCCGCCGCAGTGCCGCTTTACAGCGTCGCACGCGGCTACAAATGTGCCCATACTGTCCGCGCTGTTTTCTTCGTGCCCTAGCAACGCACGCGCGACCGTATCCACAACCACAAGCGCGACACGCTCGCCGCGTGCGCTAATCGTTTGCATGAGGCGTTCCACTTCGGCTTGTTCCGCGAACGCAACCGCTTGCCCTAGCAGGTACAGTGGCGCGTCACCACGCCAGCCGCGCGCCGCTTCCAGCGCTTTAATGCGCTTGCCAAGGCCGCCGACGCCTTCGCCCGCAATGTATATGGCCGCGCCCTGTTCAACCGCTAACCCGTGGAAGGGCTGGCCGCGCGCAACGCAAGCCGCAAGCTCAAGTGCCGCAAACGATTTTCCCGCGCCCGGCGGACCGTACAACACGCCCAAACCCGTAC